TAGCGCCACCTGCACTAGATGCAATTCCATCAACTAAAGAATCACCTATAGTATTACCTACTTTATTTGCTGTTTCTTTTAGAGAATCACCTAACGAGGTTAAACTTTTCTTTATTTCTTCGGGTGTCTTTTTTTGTAATTTACCGTTTACAGTTTCGTCTAAAGCCTTTGCAATATTTACTCCAATTTCGTCTCCCGCCTCTTTACTATATTGAGATACTTCTTCACTTATTTTAGATAAAGTACCTCCTATTGTTTTTTTAACTCCTAGAAGCCCCTCTTTTAATTTTGCTACATTAAAAGTCAATGCTCCCGTAATTACTTTACTTATATTTTTAAATAGATTTACAATATTCCCACCTACGGCTTTGATATAAGCCCAAATGCTTTTAAAGGCAAATTGAGCAACTGTCCAAACGTTTTTAAATGCTAAAGAAATACCTGAAATAACCCCTCTCAATAAAGTACTTTGATTATAAACATCCACGAAAGAATTATAAAATTCAGATACTTTTAATATAATAGCATCAAAGTTTTTGTAAATAATAACACCTAAAGCAATAACAGCGGCACTTATTAACCCTATAGGACCAAGTAATATTCCGAAACCAGTAATTAAAGCAGGTATTATTGTAGTAGCCAAAAAACCTAAACCGATTAACAAAGGTCCAATTACAGCAACTAAAGCAGCAATTACAACTATTATTTTTTTAGTAGTTGGGCTTAATTCTGTGAAAGCTTTTACAACTTGATTGACATAGGTAATAGCCTTTGTAAAATAAGGCAATAATATCTCCCCAAAAGCGACCGTTAACTCTTTTACAGATTCCGAAAAAATACGCATTTGATTTGCAGAGCCGTCACTAGTTCTTGCGAAATCCCCCTGAGCGTTTTTAGTGTTCTCTAAAATATAAGCATATCTTAATTGCACCTTTTCAGCCTGTGTCATTGCTTGTATATTGCCTGACAAACCTTTAGTTAAAGCAAATTGTTTCAAATTGGTTTCGGTCATTACAATACCAAGCATTTTTAAAGATTCAGTTTCACCTGTAAAAACACCATTTAAAGCAGTTGTAACCTCTTTAATTCCAACGTTTTTAAAAGAAGATAAATCACCCGCTAAACCTACTAAAGAAGTGGATAAATTAGCGGCTTTATCAACTGGTAAACCCATAGATGTAGCCATATCACCAAACAATGCAGCCATATCTAAAGACGTCCCTTCTGCAATTCCAAAAGTTTCTAACGTGGTTTTTGCAAAATCCCTTACTTGCTGTGAAGAACCTTTAAATGCTACATCAACTTTATTTAAACTTTCTGTAAAATCGGATGCCATTTTTATAGCAGCACCGCCAATTGCAACTAAAGGGAGGGTTAAATATGTAGACATAGATTTACCTATTGTCGACATTTTTTCACCTACTTTTTTTAACTTTTCAGACATTTTTAAAGCGTAATCACCCACTTTTGTTAAAGCGTCTTTTACTTTTTCTAATCCCGCTAGGAATTTGTCTACATTTGCTTTTAGCTCTACACTTAACTCAGCCATTATTTCTATTATTATATTCTAATTGTGCCTTTCTAAGCGCTAGTATGGCTCCCGTACTTAACTCTTTTTTATCCTCTAAATCTAAAGGAATAAAATTATTTTTTGTTTTTGGTAATTTCTTTGGGTCACTATGCGAACCTATTAATGATGCGTAAGCTATCTCCCTTACCTTATACCAATCATTCTTGTCCATTCTATGGTATGCGTGTTGCCTAATCAAAAACTCCGCCCACGTCATATCATAAACATAAGACAAAGACGGAGTTTTTAACTCACCTAAAGCAAAAGATATTACATCACTTGACCAATCTATTTTACTAGATTCGCTTTCTTCTTTCCCGAATTAGGGATTTTATTTTTAGCAACTGGAACATCTTTAGTCATGCTATTCGTGAACGAGTTTAAAAATAAACCCACGCTTTCAGAGGTAACACCGCCAACTTCGTCTAACAAGTCTATAAAATCATACAATTTTAAAGAAACTTCTTTATCTTGTCTGTTTAAATTATAAACATAAGAGGTGTACATTAACTTTGGAATTACTTTAAAAGGGTTATTCTTTATATTTAATTGTAAATCGTCGATTGAACAATCTAAATTATCTAAAAGCTCCCCTAAAAAACCAAGTCCAAAATGAAACCCTAATTCTTTACCGTTAAAATTTAAAGTTACTTTATTTGTCATATTATGCTTTTGGGTCAACTAAAATTACTAAACCGCTATTCTGTAAAGTACCAGACCACGTAGCAAACTCACCACCACTTGGAGCTGATAAACTTAAATCAGATAAAACAGCGTTACCGTACCAACTTACAGGCGTAGTTTGCCCAGTTGTTATTTTCCAATCTTGATTAGTTCCGTTTATTGTATTTATTTTAGTAAATAAGTAGGCATAGTTAGTTTTTCCAGCTTCATCTAAAATATATTCACACTCAAAAGAAACCTCTGAGCTTGATGAACCCGCTACTCTCTGAATTATACCAGGGCTACATTTATCTTGGCTTTCAATTACGTTTGTGGTGAAGTTTAAATCATTTGAAGTCAAACAACCCATTGGCTCGTATGCATCTGTTCCGTTCCAAATTGATAAAATTAAAACATCCCCTTTTATTTTCGTACTCATTTTATTTAATTTATTTAATTTAATTAATTACTACAAATATAGATATTATTTATTACAATGTTTATTTTAATAGTTTTAATTTATAGTTAATTCTAATCTCATTAACTTTCTGAATATATTTTCGTTTTGTGTTATCGTAACAATATCGTTAGGAAAGTCTTGTGTTTGATTTATAACCGTTAAACCGCTACTAACGTCTAAAACTAAGTTGTTAGTTAAGTTTCTCACGCTGTCCATTATATTGTCCGCTAATAGTCTATCACCAGTATTACCATTCGATTGATAAGAGGTTATAACATCAATTAATATAGATGATTCATAAGAGAACTCGCATTTATTAGATTTTTGTACTTGGTTTGTTTGCGTAGTCATCAATATAAAATGCCCTGGTATAACACTTCCGCTAACTCTACTGTCGTAACACGGTATAGTAAAAGTATCTACTACTATATTGTTTAAAACAGCATAAACGGCTTTTCTAACCCATTTATCTGGTAGTGATTTATTCATTTATATTTATTTGTTAAATGTTCTAGTAAATCTTTTAAATCCCTTACAAATTGTTTTCTACCCTTTACAAAGGCTGGGTATAAAAATGGTTGTGGCTCTGTTCCCTTTTTTAAAATAGATATAAAAATAGGATATGCAGCACTTTCTTCTATTCCTTTACTCTTACACCAATCTCTAATAGCTTGTAAACCTTGCTCAAAAGAACCGCCTTTCTTACCTTTAAACTGTGCTGCGATTCCTTGCAACTCTTGTGGTACTTTTACCTTTGATCCTGTTCCGAACTCTACATAAGCACCATACGGAGAATTTACAATTACTTTGTAATCTGATTCACCTATTTTAGTGTAAATAATACTTTGCGCCAACTTACCGTTATTCTTTGGTGCAAAAGCCTTCGCATCTGCTACAATATCTATTGATGTCGCTTTCGTAACTATATCAACATCCTTCTCAGCCTCTTTGCCAAACTTTTTTAAATCAGATAATACATTTTTAAGACCTTTTAACGCCATTATATAGGTGTTAATGTAGTAACTGATTTTAACTCTACCTTAGTAGCTACTATCTCAATATACATATTATCAAAGTTAACTTCGTATGGTTGGTTTGATACTATATATTTATCTCCTCTATATTTTATATATTGGTTTAAGTTATTATAAGTTAAATCTTCTCTTTTTCTAGTTAATATAACTATTTGATTTGTTGAATTAGTAATTCCGTTATCTGTTGACCTAAATGTACTCTTTGCATTTGCTGTCTTTATTTCAGCCCAACTAGAAGTTATTAAAGTATCTGTACCAGCAACTCCACCACCATAAACATTTCGATCGTTAGTAGTTTGCCATAATTCAAAACGTTTAGTTAACCTTCTACTGTTCATTAGATTATAAATCTTTTGTAACCGTCTAAAGTCATTTTAGCTAAATTAGATAGTTTACCTTCTTTGTTATAATACATGATATCAATCATCTCATAAGCTACCTCTATTAAGTCCTGTGGCACATCAGCAACATTAGCATACCCTATATTTAAAACCAACT